CCAGAGCCATATCAATACCAGAACTCATTACACCAAGAATTCCTTTTGCAAGAGTTTCGTCAGACTTTAATGTGCCCGACATTTTTTTCAGTGTATCAAATGCACTTAAATCTTTCTTTTCTTTTCCTAGGTTAGCCAACCAACCACCAGCAGGTCTTGTATATTTCTTACTAGGATCTTCTGGTTTAGCATAGAACTCTTTAACTTTCTTTTCACCACCAACATCCTTACCTGGTTGTGTTTTTGGTATTGTAACTCTTGGTGGTTTTCTTCTTGTTGGAGTAATCGTTCTTCTTTTTGGTCCTCCTACTGGTCTTCCACCTCTTGTAGTTCCACCACCTTGATATCTTTTAACAACTTTTCCTCCACGAGAGAACATTGGAACATATGGAAAAAATGCTTTAATAATATCACGAATTAAAAGAACAACATCAATACCCATACTTACCAAACCAAATGCAGCTGGAACAGCAGCACCAACTCCTGTTAATGCAAGAATTGCAGACCCTGCTGCTAATCCATCAAGAGTTGCTGAAATGGAAGCAAGTGTTCCTCCAATTTTATCTCCAGATTTAAATCTTGCAAAAGCGTCAGCAGTACCAACAGCAGCACCAAGTCCAGGAACTGCAGCACCTGCAAACTTACTTAAAGGACCTTTGAGTTTTGCAAAAGGACCTTTAAAAATATTATTCCACCATCCAGGAACCTTACCACCTTTACCAGTAGTTACTTTTGGTTTTCCGCCCGGTTTTTTTCCACCTCTTCCTTGTGTTACTTTTGCTGCAGGTTTTCCCGCAGCAGGTTTTTGCCCTTTCCTCTGTTTTTTAAATTCATCAACAGCAGCAAGACCTATATCAAGTCCAACAAGTCCAGCAATAATAGAAGCATTTACAAAAGTATTGAACTGCTTTTCTAACTTATCAAACTCCTTTTGATAGTTTCCACCAACTCCTGCTTTTGCTGATGCTATAAATCCAAGTGTTTTATCTTTTAAGTCTCCACCAAACTTCACCAAACTCATGAAACCATTAAAAAGACTACCAAATAATCCTTCAGCAAACTGATAGATTCCACCTACAATTTTTGCAAACCCTTCAAGTTTTGGTAGAAACTCTATAATTTTTGGAAGCAACCATCCAAGTGCAGTAAAGAAAAGAAATCTTTTTACACGATCAAAAAATCCTAAAGAAGGTAATCCAAGTGATGGAAGTTTAAATCCTTTTAATTTTGGAGTTTCTAATTTCTTTTCTGCTTCATCAAAGTCTTGTTTTTCTTTACCCTTTCTTTTGACCTCTGCTTTTTTTTGGGAAACTATAAGATCTGATTTTAAAAATTTATCTATATTAACTAACTTATTATTTGCATCGCTCGCATCTTTAGATTGTCTTGTTGCTAATAAACCCTTTGAGAGTGGAGAAGTCTTTGCAAGAATATTAGACTTTCCAATCTTTGTAATTGCTGAAGACTTTGATGATGCTAGTAGTTTTGAAGGATTTATGATTTTCGCCATTTACTTATCCCACCAACCCATAGATACTTGCATTCATTGCTCTATCATTATTTGGAGCAGTTGCAGAGAACTCAGGAACTTCTGATCCACCACCAAGACCTGCTGATCTTGCTCTTGATCCTCCTGTAGACTGTGTAATTGGCGGAAGAGTAATCATACCACCAGATCCTGATCCAGAAGAACTGTAAGGAGTGATTTGAGGCCTATTTAAAGCACCTTGTTTAAATGGAGTAGAATTGCTGTCGGTCATTGCGACCAAACGATCAATTAATGATGGTCCCCCAAGACGAGACACTGTATCTACGGGAAGTACATATTCTCCACGTTGAAGTCCAGTTAATTGAGTATCTGCAGTTCCACTAATATCCATACCAGTATTAGAATTAACCAGTCCTCCACCTTGTTTTTTATTGATTGATAAACCACCAAGAAGATTTGTAAATAAACCACCAACTACACCAGGTTTTAAATTTGGTTTTGAATTTGGTTTTGAATTTGGTTTTGTTGGTGATTGATTAACTTGTGGGTGCCTATAATATATTAAACTTTGAGTATTAGGCCACCAGGATCTAGCTTGTTCTGGAGTATTTAAATTACTAAAAGTTCCTTTAGATGTTGAATTGTTTGCAATTCTACCATCTGGCATCACTATACCAATATGACCATATGGTTCTTTTCCACTACCAGGTGGATCTCCCGTATCTTTCCATATTACAATATCACCTGGTTTTCTTTGTTTTTCTGAAACCATTAAAAACTTTTTAGATAAAAATGATTGAATATCTGGTACATAATTTGGTCTCATAACTGAACCCCAAGGTACAGATATTCCCGCTCTTTTATAGACTTCATTAATTGCAGGAGCACATCCATTTTTTGCATCTCCACCCCTAGATGCATAACTCCAATTTTCTTTCATTAAAGATGATGCAGACTTTGTTAGATCTGTTGATTGTCTTTTGAGAGATCCACCAACAATACCCCCATCCTTAAACTTTGAAATCATTCCACCACTTGAAAATCCACCACCAAATCCAGGAAATCTTAAATTACTCATAGCAACAGATCCTGGTTTTCTTCCTGCAAGATACTGAGGAATGTTTAAAGGTTGTCCAGTAGTTCTATCAATATATCTTTGACCAATATCTTGTTGATCTCTTTCTGTTAAAATTGCTTCACCAGTTTTTGCAGCAATCAGAGTATTATCTTGACCAGCACCGGAAATTGGAACACCACCATAAAAATCCATTCCTCCCATTCCACCAAAAGGAGTCACTCCACCCATTTTGAAAGAAGGGATCATTCCACCAAGATTGAGTGTTGGAACTTTAGTGTTTGCTGCTTGATCAGTAGATTGTTTTGCTTGATCTAATTCTGGATTTGATGATGGTATTAATCCTGCTTCTGGAGAGGGTTTATCGGTAAATAAATTTCCAATTTCTCTGCTAACTAAAGGTGCTGCGGCAAATGCTAAGAAAGAAAGTTTTTTATTTTTACGAATGAATCCAAATATTTTTGGAATGCTCATTGCAAGTGCAACAATCATTCTCGTTACACCTTTCAATAATCCACGAACTAATTTTCCAAAACCAGTTCCAAATAAAATGTAAAGTCCTGCAAGAGCGGGCCAATGGTCTGTTAAAAATTCTATAAATGAATTAAATTTATTTTGATTCTCCTTATCACTCATCCAATCCATGAACTTGGTAAATGCTCTACCAAGTAATGTGAAGAATACAAACCTCCAGATACGATCAATGATTGCTTGAAATGGAGACAACATCTTTTTAGTTGTCGATACAATTCCAGCAACACCTTTTTTAAATCCTTCTAATGTTGATTCTCTTTTTCCTCTTTTTTCTGTTTCTTTTTCTTTTCTATCTTCGTCTGCTTGTTTTTGATCGAACTTAAACTTGGATCCTAAAGTTTTAAGAATAGAATCTAATGTTTTTTTAATCCCATCAAAACCACCACTTTCCACTAAAGAAGTTGTAGATGAAGGAGCAATTGATAGTGTCTTTTTAGTTCCTTTGAGTAATTTTGTTGTTGCTACTTTACTTGCAGTTATCTTTTCTTTCTTTGGACTAAATCTACCTTTCTTTCCACGAATTCTTTTTCTTTCGTTTGCAAGTAGTGCAAGTTCCTCTTGAGGTAACTTTTTTGAACCAGCAACAATTGCTTCTTTAAGGAGGGTTAGATAAGTATCATAATCGATGTCGAAAACATCCTCAAGACCCAGTAGCCTTAAAATTCTTTCATCGATTTTTTCGGATACTGATCTCATTTATCGCTGTTGTTGCTGGTGTTTGAGTTCTTCTTCTTCCAGATGCTGTTTCAACAAAATCACATAAATGTCCCTTTCCCAAGGCATCATATTTTCAATCTCTGTTAATGAATATTTATGATACTGCATCAAAGAAAAATTTAACCTGAAGTAACTCTCCAGGTCCATATGACTCATTCCTATTCGAAAAAACTTGAGAGACCCTCTAACGTCACTTCACTTTCAACTTCAGTCACTGGATTTTTAATTTTAATTTTATGAGATAGTTTAGGCATCGTCTCAAAGAACTTTTCAATCTCTTTGAACTGTGAGGAATTCATTTGGTCCAAAAACTCAACCAATTCTTTTTTAGTTACATCAGAAGTAGACCATACCTCATCTTCTGTATAAATTTTATCAATACAAGATGAGATCAAATCAAATGATTGATCCATTGTATTATCAGCAGAAAGATCAAAGTTACTCTTAATAAACTGATCAAGTGATGGATACTTCATTTCCATCATAATTGAATCATCAAGTTTAATTTGCTTATTATGGTCTGGATTTTTTTGAACTTTAATATCGTCTACATTAATTTTCACAGGAACTTGAGTTTCACCATCGTCAGGACAGATGATATTAACCTCGATTTCCTCTCCCACTGACTTTCCGCGAATATTCAAGAAAAGAAATTCAATATCAAAAGTTGGAAGTGATTCTACTTTAATTCCTTTTGTCTCAATACAATTTTTAATAACAGTTTTAATCGCATTAGTAATCTGTTTTGTATCTTCAGACTCCAATGCAATGACTAGTAGTTTTTCTTCTTTTACAAGAAAAGGTCTGTACTTAATTGTTTGTCCAGTTGAAGGCAACTCAAGTTCATAAGTTGGTGTAGAAATTTTAGGTAAAGGCATAATATCCTATAAAAGTTTCAGTGTGACTATTTATTACCTCACTACCGGGTTCCTAACACCAATTCCACCAAATAAGTCTGCATCTCCTCCCTGACCGGGTGGAACAGTAAATTGTCCAGGAACAGGTGCAAGTTGATAGTCAAGATCAAATGGTCGCGTTTGTGACTCTCCTATTATTTGTGCGCTAGAAAGATTTGGAACCCCAGTAGCTGGCGTTTGTGATGGTTCAGTTTCTGTGCTTACAACACTTATATTTTTCATAAGATATCTATCATAAGAAAAAGCAACAGTGCATTTGAGTAATTGCGAACTATCATAAGAAACAGGCATTGAATTTATAGAAATTGGAAATGCATTAATAAACTCATATGATAATTTTGCTCCAGTGTGAGGTCCATTCGTTTCTTTATCTTTTCCTACATTTCTTTGTGCATTTCTTTCAAATTTATCAATAAAAATAGTTGTTTTGTAAGTTTGTGGAAATTTAAATCTAATAAAATGATTCTCTTCATTTGTAGATATTTGTTCGCCGGAAATAAATTGTATCCACCTTTCAAAAAATCTAATCTGATCATATGTTTGATTTACATAAAAAGTAAAATCTATGCGATCATCATAAAGTCTTCTATATGCATGTCTCTGTGTAATTCCAGTATAATCATCATTTAACTCTTGAGTGGTTAATGATGATCCGGGTAATGATGCTTCAGAACAACTTATCAATAAAAGTTCACTAGATCCTGGAAGTCTTGAATCTAATTTTCCCATAAAATCATATAAAGTACCGTCAAATATACTTGGAAAATTTCGAAATTTTTCTAAACTAATCCAAACTTGATAATGTGTTGTAAGTGCTGGTTGAAGTAGTCTCGATTTTAAATCAATTCCAGCACTATAATTTTTTGGTGCAGGAGATGATGGTCCTGTTGTACTTGAAGACGGAAATCCATTACCAGGACTTGTTCCTGTTCCTGATGTGGTTTGAGTTGGAACTTGTGGAACTCCTGGTGCTGGAAATGGTGCAGTTTCTGTACCTGGAGTTGGAGGTCCATAATATCCTGGTTTCTCATTTCCATAAGAGGAAGGTATAAATGAATCGACTGATAATCGTACAGTCATCTAT